AATAGTTCTTGACATTAACCTTAAAGATTGATATAATATATGCTGTTGTATGATTGGGAAAAAATAAATAAAGTATCTGGCGGTAGAGTGTTAGAGGTATTTTATATATTTGAAATGCTGGTAAAAAAGTCTGTACCCTCACATAGAGGAGATAAAATTTACAAGTATAGTAAACTAAATTTTACAGGAAACAGTTTCTTAGCTCATCCAGACGTCTTATTATTCAACTCATATAAGCATTCCTATAAGGAAATAGCTCAATATTTAGCAACTGCATCACTTAGAAGTATAGCTGATTTCGCTGCTACACACACTACAACATTACAATTACTGCACGTTCCATTTGCAGAATATCTTGTTGAAAACATTCACACTAATAGTCTACTTCATATTGATGATAAAGATTTGATTCATTTCATCTATGAAGAAGTCCCGAAGGAGACACACTAATGGCAATTTCATTTAACCAGCAAAAGGGCTCAGCCCAGAAAAACTCAATCCAAAGTTATACTTATAAGGATGGAGATAATAAAGTTCGCGTCGTAGGCGATATACTCGCCAGATATGTTTATTGGATAGAAGGAACCAATAAAAAGAACATTCCTTTTGAATGTCTATCATTTGATAGAGATTCAGAACGCTTCAATAATAAAGAAAAAGATTGGGTACGAGAGTACTTTCCCGATCTTAAGTGTGGCTGGAGCTACGCTACACAATGCATCGACCCTACCGACGGTAAGGTTAAAGTTCTAAATCTTAAAAAGAAATTATGGGAACAAATCATGATTGCTGCAGAAGATTTAGGTGATCCTACTGATTTTGATAAAGGATGGGATATTTGCTTTAAGCGAGTAAAGACTGGCCCATTAGCATATAATGTTGAATATCAACTACAAGTGCTAAAATGTAAAGCCCGTGCTTTAACTGCAGACGAGAAAGAATCTGTTTCCGAACTTAAGTCCATGGATGATGTTATGTCTAGACCAACTCCAGACGCTCAGAAAGAGCTTTTGGATAGCATCAGAAAAGCTTCTGTCGCAGAAATAGATGAAACTCTTGAAGACGAATTTGATGTGGCATGATTCTATTTACTGCCGATTGGCATATTAAATTAGGTCAGAAAAATGTCCCTGTAAATTGGGCATTAAATCGGTACGAGTTATTTTTTAAAGCAATAAGAGAACAAGAAAAGAGTTGCATGATGCATATTATAGGAGGCGATCTATTTGATAGGTTGCCTACTATGGTAGAATTAGAGTTATATTTTTCTTTTATATCTAAAGTTCAGCGGCCTACCATAATTTTTGATGGTAACCATGAAGCCACACGAAAGAATAAGACATTCTTCACTCAGCTAAAAGAAGTTACTAGAAGTATAAATCCTCTAGTCAGTGTTATTGACATATCCTATGAGGATAAGGATTTGGGTTTTAGTATTCTTCCATACGCAGAACTTCATAAAGATAATAGTATTGAGAAGTTCAACCCCGATTGGCCTTTGTTTACTCATGTGAGGGGTGAGATACCCCCTCATGTGAAACCTGAAGTTGATTTAAGTAGATTTGATCCATTTCCGGTTGTGTTTGCGGGAGACTTACACGCCCATAGTAATACACAAAGGAACATCGTTTACCCTGGTAGTCCTATGACTACCACTTTTCATAGAACCGAAGTATCTACAGGATTTTTATTAATTGCTGAAAATACTTGGGACTGGATATGGGAGCCTTTTAACCTACCCCAGTTGATTAGAAAGACCGTAAAAAGCGCAGAAGAAATGGTTCCTACAGAGTATCATCATACTATCTATGAGATAGAAGGAGATATTCAACAACTGGCATCAATTAAAAATTCAGAATTACTAGATAAAAAAGTAGTAAAACGAAACTCCGAAGCAGCTCTTCTAATAAGTAAAGAAATGACTCTAGAAGACGAGCTAGTTGAATATCTAAATTATATACTAGAAATAGACCCTAACAACGTATCCGAAATCCTAGGAACATTTAATGATTACTCTCAAAAAGCTCAAATGGAATAATTGCTTTAGCTATGGTAATAATAATGAATTAGACTTAGACAGTAATAATGTTACACAAATAATTGGTAAAAATGGAATGGGAAAATCTTCTATCCCATTAATTATTGAAGAAGTATTATACAATAAGAATTCAAAAGGAATTAAAAAAGCAGATATTCCTAATAGATATATCAATAATGGGTATGATATTCATCTAACTTTTACTAAAGAAGATATTTCATATGAAGTAGTTGTAAATAGAAAAGCAAGTATAAAAGTAAAGCTGTTAAAAGATGGAGAGGATATCTCCAGTCACACCGCTACAAATACTTACAAGACTCTCCAAGACGTCTTAGGTATAGATTTTAAAACATTTAGTCAATTAGTTTATCAGAACACTAATAGTAGTTTACAATTTTTAACTGCTACGGATACGAACAGGAAAAAGTTTTTAATTGATTTATTGCATTTAGAAGAATATGTAGTGTTGTTTGAGGTATTTAAAGAAGCCTCAAGACAGGTTAATGCTAAGATCACTGAGATTAATGCGGCTATAGCAACTATAGAAAAATGGTTACGAGACAATAAATTGGAGAGTACTACCATACTTCCAATGTTAAATTTAGAACTTGATACGATTGAAGATGAAGAAACTTTAAGGTCTTTATTATTAGAATTTGAAAATATCTCTGAGAAAAATAAAAAGATAAAAAAGAATAATAGCTATAAAGACTTATTTAAACAGATAAATATTAATGAAGCTAATTTAATAAAAGCCAGTGAGTTATTATCTTATGATAAGTTACAAACTGAAGAAGGTAGTGTTATAGCTTCTATAAATAATTCTAATAAATTATTAGAAAAATTATTAAAGTTGGGAGATAAGTGCCCTACTTGTGAACAAACAGTAGATAGAGCATTTAAAAAAGATTTAATACAAGCCGAATTAGATAATGTAGAGGAGGCAAAAGAAAAACGTGGCAACATATCCAGAGAGACCGAAAAAATCAAAGCTAACAACTCTGAATACAATACTAAAATCAGTATTCAAAAAGACTGGGAAGATTTGTATAGTCGTATTGACCATAACCTATCAAGTAAGCAAGTGGACGGTGATAGGCTTAGTCGCCGCATTACGCAAGTTCGTGAAAGAATTCACACGTCAAAAGAAAGACTGGGAAAAATCGCAAAAGAAAACGAAAAGCGCACGAAAAATAACACTAGGATCCAAATCATCCAAGAACAAACAGACGCCTTTAGAAAACAACTAAATGAAGCTGAAAAACAGGTAAACAAACATAATAGAGTATTCATTAATTTAGAGATACTCAAAAAAGCATTTAGTACAAACGGTCTACTAGCATATAAAATAGAGAACTTAGTTAAAGAATTAGAAGAATTAGTAAATACTTATTTAGCTGAGTTTTCTGATGGTAGATTTACGCTTGAATTTGTAGTTTTAAATGACAAGTTAAACGTACAAATAACTGATAATGGTAAGATAGTAGATATTCTAGCGTTATCTTCAGGAGAATTGGCCAGAGTAAATACCGCAACATTAATAGCAATTCGTAAGTTAATGAGTAGTATTTCTAAGTCAAGAATTAATATATTATTTTTAGATGAAGTAGTAAGTGTATTAGATGATCTAGGAAGAGAAAAGCTAGTAGAAGTTTTAACTCAAGAAGAAAATCTAAATACTTATGTGGTTAGCCATGGCTGGACACATCCACTATTAGATAAAATAGAAATAGTTAAAGAAGAGAATATTAGTAGGTTAGATCAATAATGGTAGATTCAAGAGCAAAAGGCGCAAGAGGTGAGTATCTAGTAAGAGATATGTTGCGAGAATATACTGGTTTAAAATTTGAAAGAGTTCCTGCTTCCGGTGCATTAGAATACTTAAAAGGGGATATTTATGTACCACATGCAAAAAATCATTACTGTATAGAAGTAAAAAACTATTCAGAGTCTCCTTTAAACGATAGAATGTTTACTGCTGAAAAAACTAATAATCTTATTCGGTGGTGGAAAAAATTATTATTACAAGCAGAGCATGGAAACCAACAACCTCTGTTATTTTTTAAATATAACAGATCCAGAGTATTTGTAGTAACTGAACATAAACCAAAGAATTGTAAATATATGTTTATTTCCTGGTTAAATTGTTATGTACTACTGGCAGAAGAATGGTTAAAACTAGAACAAATAGAGTTGATAGAAAATGGCGTTTAATTTTTCAAAAGTATTAGAAAAAGATTCAGGCTCAGTACTAATAGTAGATTCATTAAACTTAGCTTTTAGATGGAAACACCAAGGAAGAACAGATTTTTGCGAAGAATATGTAAGAACTATAATCTCTCTTGCTCATTCCTATAAGTGTGACAATATAGTTATCACTTCTGATCTAGGTACATCTACATATAGAAAAGCTATAAGTGCTGATTATAAACAAAGCAGAAAAGATAAGTATGCAGAACAAACAGATGAACAGAAAAAAGCTTTTGAAGACTTCTTTGAAGAGTATGAAAAAACTTTAGTACGTTTATCCAAAGATTATCCCGTGCTTAGATTCAGAGGAGTAGAAGCAGATGATATTGCAGCATATTTAGTAAAACATAGAGATAAGTTTAAATACGAAAATATTTGGCTAATCTCTAGTGATAGAGATTGGGACTTATTGATACAAGAAGGAGTATCCAGGTTCTCTTATGTTACTAGAAAAGAAGTAACAGTAGACAACTGGTCAACACATTACGAAGTAGATAGGGATAACTATATTTCATTCAAATGTTTAATTGGAGACAAAGGAGACAACGTAGCAGGTATCACAGGAATTGGCCCAAAGAGGGCTGCTAGCCTTATAAGAGATTTAGGAACTGCATACGATATTTATGACAACTTACCTATAGATAGTAAGTATAAACACATTCAAGAATTAAATGCCAATGGTGAGATGTTACTTACAAATTATCAATTAATGGATTTAATAACATATTGTGAAGATGCAATTGGAGCTGATAACACAGCAGAGATAGACCGGAGAATTATAGATGGATATTTACTACAATAGGGATAAGTACTTATCTGAGTTCAGTATAAAAACTCTGAACGATAGATACATGTTAGAAGGCGAAGTTTCTCCCCAAGAAGCTTTTGCACGTGCTGCAAAAGCATTCTCTGATGACGAAGATCACGCACAAAGATTGTATAATTATGCTAGTAAGCTGTGGTTTATGTTCTCTACTCCGGTTCTAAGTAATGGTGGTACAAAAAGAGGTATGCCTATTAGCTGTTTTCTAAATCATGTAGAAGATAGCCGAGGAGGTATAACATCTCACTATACTGAGAACGCTTTTCTATCTTCAGTAGGTGGGGGTATTGGTGGTAATTGGAGTAAGGTTAGAGGCGTAGGTTCTTCAACCAGTAACGGCTCTGAAAGTACGGGAGTAATTCCGTTTTTAAAAGTAGTAGACGGGGAAATGTTAGCATTTTCTCAGGGTATAACTAGGAGAGGAAGCTATGCAGCCTATTTGGACATATCTCACCCAGAAGTGGAGGAGTTTCTTGATATTCGTAAGCCAACTGGAGGCGACATTAATAGAAAGTCTATTAATTTGCACCACGCTATTGTTATTACTGATGACTTCATGCGGCTAATTGAAGGTGCAACAAGAGAAAAAGATTTCAATGATGATTGGGATTTAATTGATCCTCACACCGGAAAAGTAGTAAAGACAGTACCAGCAAAAACATTGTGGGTAAAACTTATACAAAATCGTGTAGAGACTGGTGAACCTTATATAATGTTTAAAGATACAGTTGATAAGGGTTTACCAGAATTCCAACATAAATTAGGATTAGAAGTCCATCATTCTAATTTATGTTCAGAGATTACACTAGCCACAGATGAGAATAGAACAGCTGTTTGCTGTCTATCAAGTGTAAATCTGGAGGAATACGATGAGTGGAAAAATGATGACTTATTTATCCCAGATCTAATTAGAATGTTAGATAATGTACTTGACCATTTCATTCATAACGCTCCACCAGAACTACATCGAGCAGTCTATAGTGCTAAACAAGAAAGAAGCTTAGGCTTGGGGGCGATGGGATTCCATGCATATCTACAGAGACATAGTATCCCGTTTGAATCAGTTATAGCGAAAATTAGGAACAAAAATATGTTCCGTGAAATAAAGGAGAAGGCAAATGAAGCAACAAAACTTTTGGCAAAAGAGCGTGGAGAATGTCCAGACGCTGTTGGTCATGGCGTTCGTAATTCCCATTTACTGGCTATTGCTCCTAATGCTAGCAGCAGCATTATTTGTGGTAACACTAGCCCAAGCATTGAACCCTATCGCGCTAATGCATTTGTACAAAAAACTAAGACAGGAAGTAGCCTCCTCAAAAACGAATACCTAGAACATTGTTTAGATGAAATAGGTATGAATACTGAGGATATTTGGCAAAATATTATCATACATGATGGATCAGTACAACACCTAGATTTTTTAGACCAAGACACAAAAGATATATTTAAGACTGGAGTAGAGATGGATCAAAGGTGGCTGGTAGAGTTTGCCGCAGATAGACAAGAATATATTTGTCAGAGTCAGTCTCTTAATTTATTCTTTCCAGCAAATGTTTCAAAGCAAG